AGTTGATAGTGCTTTGTTTTATTTAGACTTTGTATCTCCTGCTTTTAATTTACCATCAGATTTATTCATTAGCTATTCAGGTTCGTCTGCAACTATATACAGACCCTTTGCTGCTATTAACAGTACGATTGCAAATAGTTCTGCTGATGTTTATGTAAACCTCTCAAAAGTTGATACAGACAATAATAATAATGGACAATGTAGAGTTAATGAAGCGTTAGACTTAGGTGGACCGAATACAGCTACAGGTGGTGGTACAGTAAAAATAAAAATACAATATAGAATAGAAAACTTAAGCTAATCTATAAATTTAATATAATGGATATTAGAAAAATTTCAGTTGGTCCTGATTATAAGTCAGGTGCTATGCATTACTTAGTAGGACAAGAAGTTTTAGGTGGAAGCTATTCTATTCATTTAATTAAATATGACTCAGATATTTCTTGTTACAATATCTATGTTATTCAAAAAAACGAAATCAAACTATGGAAACAATTTAATGAAACAATGCCTGTTTCTATAGAATTTAATATAAACTTTAATTAATGAAATCAAATGCAATCACCTTTCAGCTTTATCGTAGAACCTTTAAAAGGAAAACGATACGATAACACAAGAACACATGGCGATGTAGAACTAATTGTAAGTACTTCACAGGAAGACCACAAATTTTCAAACCGTTATGCTGTTGTAAAACATTTACCTTTAAATTATTGTGGTCCTATAAAAATAGGAGATACTCTTTTAGTTCATCATAATGTTTTTAAAATATATTATGACATGAAAGGCGTTGAAAAAAGTGGTAAAAGTTATTTTAAAGACAATTTATTTTTTATAGAAAACGACCAATTTTTTTTATACAAGACTAATAATGAATGGCATGCTCATGATAAATATTGTTTTGTAGAACCTATATTGAGTAAAGAATATTATATAGATAAGATAGTTAAATACGAACCATTAGTTGGTGTTGTTAGATATCCAAATAAAGAATTAATTTATCATGGAATAAAAGCCGGAGATGAAGTTGTTTTTAAACCCGAAAGTGAATATGAATTTACTGTTGATGGAGTTTTAATGTATCGTATTATGTCACAATTCATAACAGTTAAATTATGAATAGCAACGAAGTAAAATTAAAAATTATCGATGCAGCAAAAAAAGCTGTAGAAGAATTAATTAATGTTGCAAAAGAAAAAATTGTTACAGGAACTGAAGATGATGTGTCAGCTGATAGATTAAAAAATGCAGCTGCAACAAAAAAACTTGCTATATTTGATGCGTTTGAAATATTAGCTAGAATAGAACAAGAACAAGAAGTTATAAATATTGAGAGTAAAGGTCTAACTAAAACTAACACCAATCAAGGTTTTGCAGAAAGAAGGTCTAAGTAAACTATATACAGAATTATATGATGTAATTCCAAAATCTGTTCTTACTAATAAAAACAAAAGAAAGAGTTGGGAGTATGGATTTGACGAAAAATATGGAATCGTTGTTATATCAACTAATGGAACTATAGGTAAGATTATTCAAATGAATGGTGTAGATATTGCACTTCCTAAACAGCCTGAATTTATAAATAAAAGAAAGGAAAAGACAAGCGAACAGTATTGGGAAAGACATGAATATCCTAAAGTTTTAAAAAGAATTCCTTCTATATTTCAATGGAACAATCAAAACTCAGTTTTTAAAAATCAATGGATTGATTATATTGAAAAGGAATTTGATTTTAGAGAAGAAGGTTTTTGGTTTTATAATAAAGGTAAACCAACATATATTACAGGTTCTCATTATGTGTATTTACAATGGACTAAAATAGATATAGGTTTTCCTGATTATAGAGAGGCAAACAGGTTGTTTTTTATTTATTGGGAAGCATGCAAAGCTGATAAAAGAAGTTTTGGATTATGTTATTTAAAAATAAGACGTTCAGGGTTTTCTTTTATGGGTTCATCTGAATGTATAAATACAGGAACATTAGCTAAGGATGCTAGAGTAGGTATTTTATCTAAAACAGGTTCTGATGCAAAAAAAATGTTTACAGATAAAGTTGTTCCTATTGGGAATAATTTACCTTTCTTTTTTAAACCTATTCAAGATGGAATGGATAAGCCAAAAACTGAATTAGCATTTAGAATTCCTGCATCTAAAATTACAAAAAAAAATATGTATCTAGTTGAAAGCGAAGAGCTTGATGGATTAGATACTACAATAGATTGGAAAAATACTGATGATAATTCCTATGATGGTGAAAAACTTTTATTATTAGTTCACGATGAAAGTGGAAAATGGTTAAAGCCTAATAATATTTTAAATAATTGGAGAGTTACAAAAACTTGTTTAAGATTAGGTAGTAAAATAATTGGCAAATGTATGATGGGTTCAACATCTAATGCATTAAGTAAAGGTGGAGATAATTTTAAAAATTTATTTGAAGACTCTGACCCTACAAAAAGAAATGCCAACGGTCAAACTAAAAGTGGTTTATATAATTTGTTTATTCCTATGGAATGGAATATGGAAGGGTTTATTGACAGATACGGTATGCCTGTTTTACATTCTCCTTCAACTCCTGTGTTAGGCATTGATAATCAGAAGATTAGAGTCGGTGCTATAGAGTATTGGCAGAACGAAGTTGATTCTTTAAAAAATGATGCTGATGCTCTTAATGAATACTACAGACAATTTCCTAGAACAGAATCACATGCATTTAGAGATGAAAGTAAACAGTCTTTGTTTAATTTAACTAAGATATATCAACAGATTGATTATAATGATTCTTTAATAATAGAACATCATACAACAAGAGGAAGTTTTTATTGGAAAGACGGTATTAAAGATACAGAAGTAATATTTAGACCTGACAAGAAAGGAAGATTTAATGTAGGATGGACTCCTAAAAAAGAAATGCAAAATAGATTTTATTTAAAAAATGGAATTAAATATCCTGCTAATGAACACATAGGTTCTTTTGGTTGTGATTCATATGATATATCCGGAGTTGTTGGTGGAGGTGGTTCTAACGGAGCTTTGCATGGAATGACTAAATTTAATATGGACGAAGCACCTAGTAATGAATTTTTTTTAGAATATGTAGCTAGACCACAAACAGCTGAAATATTTTTTGAAGAAGTTTTGATGGCTTGTGTGTTTTATGGCATGCCTATATTGTGTGAAAACAATAAGCCAAGATTATTGTATCACTTTAAAAATAGAGGATATAGAGGGTTTAGTATGAATAGACCTGATAAAGTATTTAATAAATTATCAAAAACTGAAAGAGAACTAGGAGGTATTCCAAACTCTAGTGAAGATGTAAAACAATCACATGCATCAGCTGTAGAATCATACATAGAAAAACATGTAGGATTGGATTTAGATGAGTCCTTTAGAGAGCTAGATGATATGGGCTCTATGTACTTTACAAGAACATTAGAAGATTGGGCAAAATTTGATATATCTAACAGAACAAAGTTTGATGCTACGATTAGTTCAGGGTTAGCTATAATGGCAAATCAAAAACACTTATATTTACCAATCAAAAAAGAGTCAAAAATAAGCATTAACTTTGCAAGATACACGAACACAGGAACTATTAGCGAAATATTGTAAATGAAAGAAATTAATATAGATATCACTTCCGCAGGATTCCCTAGTCAATTTGTTACAGATGCCGAAAAAGAAACAGAAACATTTGGGTTACAAATAGGACAGGCTATTCAATACGAGTGGTTTAGAAAAGACGGAGTTGGTTGTAGATATTATAGTCAATGGCAAATGTTCAACCGATTAAGACTTTATGCAAGAGGTGAACAGTCAATAGGAAAATATAAAAACGAATTAGCAATTGATGGAGATTTAAGTTATCTAAACTTAGATTGGTCTATTGTTCCAATTATACCAAAGTTTGTAGACATAGTTGTTAATGGAATGTCTGACAGATTATTTAAAGTACAGGCGTATGCGCAAGATGCAATGTCTCAACAAAAAAGAAGCAAATATCAAGATGTAGTGGAAGGTCAAATGGCTGCAAAAGATATATTACAAGATATACAAAAAGATTTTAATGTAGACCCGTTTATAGTTAATGCAGATAGTTTGCCAACTACAGATGAAGAGTTGTCATTATATATGAATTTAAATTATAAGCCTGCTATTGAAATAGCTGAAGAAGAGGCTATTAATACTTTGTTTCAAGATAATCATTACGAAGATATTAGAAAACAAATTGATTATGATATTACTGTTTTAGGTATTGGAGTTGCAAAACATGAATTTTTATTAGGTTCAGGTGTTGAGATTTCATATGTAGACCCTGCAAACGTAGTTTATAGTTATACAGAAGATAAGCATTTTAAAGATTGTTTTTATTGGGGCGAAATTAAAACAGTTCCAATAACAGAATTGATAAAAATACAGCCAACATTAACTGTAGAAGATTTAGAAGAAATAAGTAAATACAGTCAAAGTTGGTATGATTATTTTAATACTGCACAATATTTTCAAAATAGTATTTTTTATAGAGATACAGCAACACTTATGTATTTTAATTATAAAACTACTAAAGAATTTGTATATAAAAAGAAAAAATATGATGGTGGAGGAAGTAAGGTAATTGAAAAAGATGACCAATTTAATCCTCCTGAAGATGTAATGGAAGAAGGTAATTTTGAAAAAGTTAGCAAACGTATTGATGTATGGTATGAAGGTGTAATGGTAATGGGTACTAATTTTATCTTAAAATGGAAGTTATCAGAAAACATGGTACGTCCCAAATCCGCTTCACAACATGCTATACCTAATTATGTAGCTGTAGCTCCAAGAATGTATAAAGGTTCTATAGAATCTTTAACTAGAAGAATGATACCATTTGCAGATTTAATTCAAATTACACATTTAAAACTCCAACAAGTAATAGCTAAAGTTGTTCCTGATGGAGTCTTTATTGATGCTGATGGTTTGAATGAAGTAGATTTAGGTACGGGAGCAGCATATAATCCTGAAGATGCTTTACGTTTATATTTTCAAACAGGTAGTGTTGTTGGTAGAAGTTATACTCAAGACGGAGAGTTTAATCAAGCAAGAGTTCCTATACAACAATTAACATCTAGTAGTGGTGCAAGTAAAACACAAATGTTAATTACTAATTATAATCATTATATGGATATGATTAGAACTGTTACAGGTTTAAATGAAGCTAGAGATGGCTCTACTCCTGACCCTAACGCTTTAGTTGGTGTACAGAAATTAGCAGCTTTAAATTCTAACACAGCAACTAGACATATTTTAGATGCAAGTTTATATGTATATAGAACTTTAGCAGAAGCTTTATCTTATAGGGTTGCAGATGTTTTAGAGTATTCGGATTTCAAAGATGAGTTTATAAATCAAATAGGCAAGTTTAATGTTTCTATTTTAAATGATATACAAGACTTATATATATATGACTTTGGAATATTTATTGAAGTAGCACCTGATGAAGAACAAAGACAATTGTTAGAGCAAAATATTAATATGGCTTTATCTAAAGGAGATATAAACCTTGAAGATGCTATTGATATTAGACAATTAAAAAATCTAAAATTAGCTAATCAATTATTAAAATTAAAAAGAAGACGAAAGCAAGAAGAAGACGATAAAAAAGAAGCTATGAAGCAAGCTATGGCTGCAGCTCAAAATTTAAAGTCTCAACAAATGGCAGGTCAAATTTCTCAACAAAAAATTCAAATGGAAGCTCAAGCGAAAATGCAATATCGTCAAGCTGATGTTGCTTTTGAAATTGAAAAATTAAAAGTTGAAGCTGAATTAAAAGCAGGTTTAATGGATAAAGAATTTGAAATGAACATGCAACTTAGAAATGTAGATGCAGAATTAATGCAAACTAGAGAAAAAGAAAGAGAAACATCTAAGTCAGCAAGAATAAGCCAACAAAATACTCAACAATCAAATCTTATAAATCAAAAGAAAAATAATTTACCACCTCAATCATTTGAGTCTAATGAAGATAGCTTAGATGGTTTTGATATGGCAGAATTTGACCCTAGATAAACGGGTTAAATTTTTTCTAATATATTATGTAACTTTGTATAAATTAAAATAAAATCAAATGAATAAAATGAATCTAGAGAACATTAAGGTAAGAGAAGTAAGTGGACCTGAAAAAGGTACAGCTGAAATAGAACAAGAATTATTAGATACTCACAAATTAAAAGAAGAACAAGGTGAGACAGCAGAAGTAGTTCTTGAAGAAAAAAATACCGAACTTAAAGAAGAATTAACTGATGAGTCAGTTTTAAATTTTTTAGGTAAAAGATATAATAAAGAAATTAATTCATTTGATGAGTTAATGCAAGAAAAAGAAGTAACACCTGACTTACCGGAAGATGTTACAGCTTTTTTAAAGTTTAAAAAAGATACAGGCAGAGGTATAGCAGATTATGTTTCTTTAAATAGAGATTTTGAAGCTATGCAGCCTGATAATTTGTTAGCAGAGTATTTTTTAG